ATACAGTATCATCACTCATGTGTTTCTTAACAGCTTTGTTTACAGCTTTGCCCAGGCCTACTGCAGTGATGACCAACGCATCAACATCTGCGGCTATCTGCTCATTGCTTATTCCTCCCATCGTCTTTTGTAGTTTCTTCAGCTCTTTCGGGATGTTGGCTACAGACTTTATTCTTTCGACAGTTGTTGCAGCAGCTTCCAATTCCTTAAGCTGTTCGGTTTGTCCATCGGTGAGCCTGGATCCGACACCTCCTGCTTTCATTGCCTTGGTAATGGCGGCGCCGCCTTCCTGTGATATCAAAAGATCCATACGACCTGAGGCTACTGCTCTATCAACTTGCATCCGGGCTTGGGCTCTGAGCACATCTTCGGAAATCTGGATTCCGTTGACCATCTTGGCATGTTCGCCGGCGTACTTCTTTATAAACGCTTCTTCTTCTGCTTTGTAATTTGCGCCAGCTATTGACTCGGTGACTTCTATATTGTGTGAAGTTAGCGTCTTAGCAAGTTCCTCCATTGCCGCTCTTCGAGTTTTTGCGAGGGCAATGTTGTTCTCATTTCCGCTCTTCTCCAGAACGTCTATTTCTCTAGAAGCGTAGGCTAAATAATCATTGACCCGTTTTGTTCCGCCGGCTGCCAACATGTCATTAAACATCGCGCGGCCGGATTCGATGTTTGCCATTCTATTTTTGTCTCGTTCCATGTCCTTTTCGAGCTCGTGGATAATCGGATTCAAGGAGTGGTTCACGTTCCCTGCGCGGCGGATGATCATGCCGCTTTGTTCGTCCATAACATCGCCAGTCCGCAGCTGGATGGCGAGGATGTCCCTGGCCTGCTTTGACATCCGTTGCTTGTCTTCTTCGAATTGCTGCGACTTGAGGTATGCCATGGTTTTGTCGTTGTGACTCTGGGCCCCGTAAGTTTGATGCATCTGCTCGTCGCGGAGGCTGACGATCCCGTCGGCATGTTTGGTGTTGGCTTTGACGGATGCCTCTAGAGACTTCATCTCAAGGGTCTGACGGGCCTGCAGGGTCTGCTCCAACAGAGCGAATTCCAAATCTGCTTCGCCGAGAACACCGCCATCACCGAGTTTCGCGGCTTCCGATGCTGCGGTCTTCATATAATCAACGTAATTTTGATAATTCGACGCTGACTCTAGAGCTTTCTGAGAGTGCAGCCCGATGGCTTGAGCTGTCTTGTCAGAAGATCGTGTCAGATCGTACTGCGCTTGTTGGATCGGATCTGAGAAGTACTTTCCGAAGACCGCTTCCATGGCACCCTGGCCGTCGATGAGACCGAATGTGACACCACTAAGCAGAGATCCAGCGAAAGCTTTTCCTCCTTCTTTCCACTTTCTCGATGCCGGGCCTTTTGTGTCCATTCCTTTCATGATCCCGGACACCGCGGCTACACCGAGAGCCGCCCAAGGTCCGAATTTGCCGAGGATCCTAGAACCCTTGCTGAGGACACCGGCAAACTTACTTCCTTTGCCCATACCAGAAGCAAGCTTTTTGCCCATGGAGCTTAAAAATCCGCCTTTGCCGGTGGCTGCCCGACGTCCCATCGAGCCGAATGACTTGGCCAAGGGTCCAGCTGTTTTAGACCTTGCCAAGTGAGATGCAAAAGTTTTTGACACTCTGGAGGCAAGATACGGAAAAGCCATCGAACCAATACCTGTCTTAAATGCCATCATGAGCGCGCCGCCAATAGCAGGCCCTAAAAGCGGTGCCATCATCACCATACCTGCAATAGGCTCTTCCATCAGGGTCTTGCCGGCGAACTTAAGAAATTCAAATTTCATTTTAAAGACAAACATCATTGTATCTTTAATTGCTTCGAAAATCACTTCTTTATTGTCAAAGATGAATCCTTTGATGGCTTTCATCATGCGCTGGACGCCCTTCCATAGCTGAGGTATTGCTCTTTCGAGTGCGGGCAATAGATTAAACTTAACTGCGCCAATTACCTTTCCAAAGTTATCTCCGAACATTTCTCCGGCTTTTGAGCCTGCCTTTCCAAATTGAGGCCCTAGCCCGTAATCAAGAAACACAGTTAGGCCGTCGGTAAACTTATTGATTGTCTCAGAGGCAGCCTCAACAGCTTTTCTCATTAAGATCAGCTTTATATTGCCAATGATCTTTCCGATAGTCAGGAAAGATTCTTTGAACATTTCAACTGCTTCGCCTTTTCCTCCAAAATATTGTTTCAAGATCCCCAAGGAGTTTTTTCCAAGGGTATCCATCGAGCCCTCTATGTCTCCTCCGCGGAGTGAGATAAAGAAACGCTTAAATTCTCTATTAATAGCTGTCAATGCTGGTAATAGTTTCGCAGGATTAAAGAAGTCTTCAATTGCTCCGAGGAGTTTTTTCACTCCTGGGAAATACTTGACAAAGTTTCTTCCTAGATCTCGGCCTGCGAAATCCGTTAGTCTTAGACTCTTCCTAATGTTTCGCATTGCATTTCTAAACGGCATTGATCTCTTTACACCACGTGTAAAGCCTTGACCAAGAGCATCAAAGAAGCCTGTATATTTTTTGCTGCCTTGACCAAAGATCCTTTCAATCTGCTTTGAAAGCTTAAGCATTACCTGCGCTGTACTCAGCTTCTTCTTATCACCCTTGCCTACCTTCTTTTGAATCTTATCGTAATCCATCGTCAGGTTTTTCTTTTGAAGCATGTTTTTAACTTCAGCTTCACCCATATTGACAGACCCAGCAAGGGCTTTAAGTTGTCGGCGGCCTAATTTATTGACATCAAACCCGGTTCTCAATGCTTCTTTTTGAATCATTTGGATTCTTTTGACTGGATCTTCTTCTGCGTGCATTTTCATCACGTCTAAGTTGAGTCCAAACTGTCTCCTCAAGGTCGCTACATTTTTCGAAGCTGTTGAGAAACTATCAAATCCGTCCATGATTCCAACGAGGTCTTTGGTCTCCATGCCTAGCTTTTTAGTGGCAAGCGTCATAGCACCGAGCTGCTTATGTGAAAACGAACCGAAGTTTTTCACGTCCTCAAACATCGCGCCCATGGTAGAGCCTATTTCTTTGGCAGAGTACTCTGTGGTATTACCGATATGGATTGCTACCTGGGCAAACTTCTTCTGAAAGCCCATGATATCTTCGCCGCTCTTATAGGCTTGCTTCATCATAAGACCTTGAGCCTTACTAGTAAGTCCAAGACCTTTTCTATAATAGGCAAGCTCTGAATAGGAGCCTTTTATTTCTTTCATCATTCCATGGTAGGAGCCACCTAATTCTGTGGCCATCTCAGCATTGAACTTTAAGGCTGCAGCGTTTCCTTCAGGTCCGTACCCAAAAACGCGGCCGAAACTTAATCCTGTGAGCGCTGTGGCTTTACTAAGACCTCCAAACTCTTGTCTCATTTCTTTGACAGAATTTCTAAGTGCAGCGCCGGATCCTGTCGCAATGTCTCCAAAAGTTTTTCTAACTTCTTCTAACGCTTGCAAAAAAGCAGGAGAGCCTATCTCTTGAGACATTTCTATAAGGCCGGCAAAGATTTTAAACGGAAGGCTTAGTATCGCCTTTCCCATGTTAAAAAATGCGACTGTAATATTTTTAATCATCTTGAAGGCGCCTTTGATGATATTGCCCATATTCTTAAAGCCTTTTTGCAGCCCCTTTAAGAATCCAATACCCGCACCTACAGCGATTAGCTCTTTATTTAATCCCTTCATGTCCTCGGCTGAATCTCTGGCAGCCTCGTTCATATTCTCCATGCCGGCGCCGGCCTGCTTTGCGCCTTCGCCTGCCTTTTTAGCTGCTCTGTTGATATCATTGAGGTTTTGTTCGAGAGTATCTAAGCCCTCACATTCCATTGCCTTACAGAGCTCTTTGGCAATTCTGGCTTGCTTAGACAGAGCGGCCGCGTTCTGGTCTAGAAGGACTTTTCTATTAGCGAGAACCTTATTAATTTGGTTCTGTATTTCTAGTTGTCTGCCAAGATCTGCCATTATACTATACTACCTTACCTTCTGTAGTAATTATACTGTCTAGTAAGTGTACGAAAGCAGTTATTCTAAGTAAATCTTCGCAGCCTTGAGGGAGAGTGCGGGTTACTCTTACCCGATAAGGCTCTCTGCTCAGGATTGTTAAGATGAGACGCTCTAGTCTCAGCATGGCCATCGGGATTGTTTTCAGATTGCTTTTGGAACTCTTGTGAAGTCCGCTGTATAAACCAGACTCTTTGCCAGATTGGAAGCCTATAGGCTTCTGTGAATGTGAAACCTGCATAGTACATCAGGGTCCAGATCTGGTCTAGGAATATTTCCTTATCAGTCGGCGTCAGGCCAAAAAAACGAGGCCCCGAGAGGGAGCCTTACCTCCGTATGTTCGTCACATTCCTCACAAGTCATCCAGGCTTTCATCTCGATCCCTGGCTCGTTCTTATCGATAAATTTTCTTAAAACTAAAGAATCTCGGGCTGGCATGTTTCTTATAAATGTAGATATTTTGTTTTTATCATTTATGCCATTTACTGCAACAAGAGAATGCATAAGCCTAGTAGTCACAAGTGAATCAGTTTTTTGGCCTTGCTTCTTTCGTCGCTCTTGAATAAGATTCATCTCTTGTTCGTCGCGACCTGTCAAGAACTTAAAATGAACTTTCTTTTTTGTCACAGGAAGCTCGAACTCAAAAAGATTCGCTCCTTCAGAGACAGGAGCTATTTCTAGCCTTTTAATTGGTAGTTCAGTTAGCGAGAATTCTTGCTTTTGTCTAACAGAACATTCTGGACATTCGACGTCTACAGTATAGTCTGAACCGTAGCCGGTGACTCTTAGCGCGGTCATAATAGCATTTCTATCTCCAGATATCATCGATTGGACATCAATGTTCTTATCTGTTAAACAAGACTTTATTAATTCAGTAATAACTGTCCCCTTTTTAATTAGCGCTCTAGAAGTTAGAATATCTTCTTCTTTAGCAGTCATAGCTCTAATTTCTAAGGTCTCTCTATTATAAAGACCTGACTCAGGGGGGTAAATAACTCCGTTAGACGGAAGAGGTACTAGATCTACTGGTACTTCAAACCCGAAGTCATCTCTCATCACATTGACTGTCTGGAAACCACCGGAGGGTGCTTGGCCTGGCTGCTGTCCTGTGAAGACTTGATTACTCTCTCTTGATTCATTTGACACTGTGTGTTACCTCTTGTATGTTTGACATGTACTAAAATTAAGCATATCAGATAATGTGTAAACTCTTTATTCTGGATAGAAAATTGGCTGCCTTAAGAACAAAGATACTTGACATTATAAAAATGTGCTTAAAGAAGTAAAACTATCCGTCTTCTTCAATGTCTAGAACAACATAGTCTGAAGTATTTTGGAGTTTTAGTAACACCTTGGCCCTCATAATATTAAATTTCCTGTCTCTCTTTACCGATTTTACACCAGGTATTACACCTACGGCTTGGCCGGCACTGTCTAAGAGAGTAGTATTTGATGTATCCATTATTATCTTGTATGATGTCAGGCCGCCGCGAGCTATTATAGCATCTAATTCAGCTGAGAGCGTATTTTTGTATTCTTTCATCGTTGTCGCGTTAAGGCCCTCGAAGAGGGTCGACCTTGCAAGTCTTCTTGCAGTCCCTCTAATTTCTAACAAGAGACGCCTAACACTTATTCTAGAAAAGACATTGGCTGTGTTTGACGAGAGTGTTTTTTCACTTCTTATAAACGGTGGTACACCACCTATGTTAGGAGCTATCGTGTTTATTCCTGCATTAAACGCTTTTTCTATCTGAATGTCTGTCTGGGATATCACAACAGCATCAGCATCGACCTTACCTCTTGTATACCCTACGGGCGGTGACCATGAGTTAGATAAGCCGCTCAAAACACCCATTACTTTGACAGATGGAGGGGCCTCAAATGCGGCCTCGACATTAGTATCCGTAATAACAATGTTCGGGTAGTAGGCAGCTGCGAATGTGCTATTATACAGGTTACTTGAAAAGTTTGTTATCGTAGTCTCTGGGTTAATAACTCCTGTTCCTTCGGTATCAAATGATGACGTTGGAGGAGTGGACGGGTACAAGTATGAAGCTGTTATAACAGTACTACTTACATCAAGCAACGGAATGTCCATCACATAAAAAGTATCAAATCTGTTCTCAGCCATTTCTGTCGCATACTCTGTGAGTGGGACATGGCGAATACCAGGAAGAGCCAATATACTCATAGGAATGGTGGTATCTCGCAAGATGTCCAGAGACTTTTTATAGGCGGAGACCGTCGGGCCTTTGCCTTTCCCTTGAGCAGAATCGAGATATTCTCTTCTAACTGCGTTGTCTGTAAAGAGTGATTTGTCTCTATTAAAAATATTTACACCGTCGAACCCTCCCTGCAGTGGGAATGTGAACTTAAGGTATTTGCCTGTCGTGCTATTTTCAGTCACGCTCGTAAGGTCTCTTTTGGCATCTAAAAGACGAGAAACTTTTGTAACACCATCAGAGTTACTCATTGTCTTCACAGCCTTCCCGGTTCTTCTATAGACAGCCGCTGACCACTCGTCTGCATCAGGGTAGCTGTCTACATTTTCAATTACTTCTATGTTCTCCAAAGTAAACGAATTCCTATTGAATCTATCAGCATCGAGGACGCAACCGCCTAGATCAGGTGCACCATGATTGTTTCCGACCCAGGCGTTCTGATAATCAGTGTGGTAATCGGGCATATATTCAACAAGGCCTCGGAGTAATTCAGAATTCACTGTGGACTCATTTGGAAAATCCAGCTGCGTCTTTCTTTCATATTGAACGCCCCAGGTTAAATTGCCTTCGACCTTTCCTGTTGATGAGGGCCCGGTATCGAGTGGGTTTATGACCTTAATGTTTTCTCTCATAGGAACAGGAGGTTGTATCACTCTGGCGACGATATCACTCGAAGCGTCAGAAAGTGAAGTTGACGGATTTCTTTCTCCTGCATTTCCACTTTCTCGAGAGAGCTGTCCGGATAGAATAGAAGACCTGTAGCCCGCTACGTTTGAAGTTGACCCCGATGTTATTAGATGGTTTAAACCCCTAAAGCCTATAGGCAAAAGTGTTGTTGGAGTTGTGCCCAGGTCGATGCTAGGATCCATCTCAACTCTAATATACTGTGAAACGCTAGGATACTTTCCTTCTACGATTATCTTTTGACTTAGACTACTATCAAAATTAAAGAAAGTGTGTGTATCACCGATTTTCTTAGCAATATAGTTTGGACTAGATGGATCTAGATTACAGTTGGCGAAGGTCTCTAAAGATTCAACTGCATCAGAGAAAGCCCCAAATAAGATATCTGGTTGATCGGCTCTCCTGACATGCAGGTCAAATGTTCCGTAAGGATTAAAGTCTTCATTGTTTGAAGCGTATATATTTGAGATTGTTATCTTTAGAGCGTCCGAGCCTGCGCGGCCGTCGTCTAAGGTGTGTATTCTAAAAAGATCTTGTCTTTTTCCTGATACTTTGTGACCTGTTACAAACGGAGAGAAGGCAGTCGTGTACCTGTTTTCGAATCCTTCAAAATTAGGAGTGCCTACATGTGTACTAGATGTTGCCGACCCTGAGTTTCTAAAGCTTCCAGTTAGTAAAAAAGCTGTCTCATACTTTACATTGACTGTTGCACCGTCTACCGAGGCTTCTCCGTCGCCTTCGGCTATGGAGAAATTGCCTACTATTCCCGATCCTGTGGCTATTGCATGTATCATATCGATTGGATAGTGAGTATGCAAATAGTGGCCGGCTTTCTGTATTTTTAGTGGGTCAGTATTAAAGACATTCCCAAAATACTCAACATCGGCGTCGCCAAGAGGATCGAATGATGCTGTTATCGCATTGTTCCATAGATCACCGTCACCGTTAGGAAGAACGTTTCCGGTGGCGTCTTTAATAGCTGTGAAACCGTTCAGTATCATTATGAATCGTTGTTTGTCGCCGGTGACTGAGTTGATGTCTCCGAAAGCTCCACCTCCGTCTCCTGATCCTGCTGCGTCGAATTTTCCGAAAGAGACACTGCTAGGCTCATTGTTACCCACAGTATCAGACGTAAGCGAAGGTGATACTCCGGAAGGGACCATCAAGATGCCTCTCAAGACCGGAATTGACCCATTCTTTGGATCAGACTTCGCATGGTATCCTAAATTATCCATTCCGTGGATAATTCCGGCGTTGCTAAAGTATGTACTTCCTGCCGACTCCGACATGAAGCATCCTAAGAAGTATGTTTTTCCAAGAGGTCCATTTTCTCCGGCTTGAGAATTTTTGGCGATAAACCCATTGTTTTCAGAAAGTTGCTCGTCTCCTACTACAAAGCCGGCCCTGTCTACTCTTCCGGCGTTTTCTCCTGTGCTTTCTCTTTTTTTGCAAGTGCCTGCGCCCAAGGTCCTTATGTAGGTCCCGGTTGTGCCAGGCTCTCCTATCCACGCTCTGACCGCAAGTGGTCCAAATCGCTCTGAGTCAGTTGACCCAAAAACAGACTCAAAATGATCAAAAGATGAAAATCTTACTGGAATAAATGCGGGGCCTCTTCTGGCAGGGCCAATGATTGTGGCGGCGCTGGTTGTCGGTTCAGTAAACTGTTGCGCGTGAGGGGTATCTTCGGACCTCACTGTAACTGAAGGACTATTGTAAACTGGCATCTCTAACTCCTAGCGGCTATATACTCTACTTATCATCTAGATGAAGGTCGCTGAGGTTGGTATTCATCCTATTCTAATCTTACTTGTCGATTGAAATTATTAAATCATCTAAAATTGAATAAAATAAAACCCCCAAGTGCCCAAAACACAAGAGGGTTCTAAAACAAAACTCTTAAGACGACGAAAGTCTAGTACTGCAAGACGCAGTTATCAAATCTTATTGTCAGAGAAATCTCTGTCGGGTCTGATGCTCCGTAGTCTAGATCTCCAAAAGATGCTGCAGTTAAGAAGGCACCTTTAATATCCCAGAGCTCAACAACTGTTCCAACTGGATCGAGAAGCTTAAGCTGACAATCGCGCTTGTAGAAATCAGCATAGCCGCCGCGGCCTGAGACTGATTCAAAGTGAGTTCTTATCCATTCCATAACCTGCTGGGCTCCTGATGGAGCAATTGGGTCGTGAAGCGTGCAGCTTAGTGCGTCAAATTTAGTTTTTCCTGCGACATATCGCGTATGATTGATGTAGCTTATTTCCTGCTCTTCTGTATTAATAGTTGGACGAGCAGCCGTCTTCATCAAAAATGCGTCAATACCCTCAATTGCGAAGACCCAGCGAAACTTTCGCTTCGGCTCGAACTTGTTGGGTAACATATCGGTAACTGGTAGTGTTTCTGCCATTTTTATCTCTCCTTAAGAGTTTAAGAGTTTTACCTATCTAAGTATCTCAATTCTGCCTTTTTTAGATCTCGGCGCCTGCATTTGTTACGACAAAATCTAGGCTGATGAATTCTACGGCACGCGTGGGTTGCAAGTAGATCTTGCCCCGGATGGTGTTATTTTCGACATCTGCCTGTGTTGTGGTTGTTGTATCAATCTGAACTTTAAACCGCTCTATTCCTTGCTGGGCCTGGATTCTTGAAAGAATTGGGGTTACTGCATTTGAGAATTTGGTGAGCGTATCCTCTCTATTTGGTTCGAATAGGAGGGTATTTGCAACGCCTCGGACTGATCTTCTTACTTCAATCAGGAGCCTTCTAACATTAACTCTATCCAGTGAACTTTTGTTCGCCAAGAGCGTCTTTTGACCGTAGACGACAACTTCAGGGGTGTGACCGAAAGAAGCAAGTGGATTAATGTCTACAGCGTATAGTTCGTCAAGGTTTGCTTGATTTAGCTTCACTTGGGACTCTAATACAGATGTTAATCCACCTCTATTGAATCCTGCAGGTGCATACCAAGGATGGGCTATAGCGTCATTATAGCTCAAAGCTCCTAGAACAGCAACTGAAGGCGGACACTGGACATTCGTCTTTGTAGAAGGATCAGTTATTACCACGTCGGGAAAGTAAGCTGCTCCGAATGATGAGTCCATGTTTCTATTAGCAAATCTAGTCACTGTGTTAGAAACATTAATTATTTGATCAGTTGAGGAGGTTACGTATGAGCTAACAGTGTCTTTTTCCTCAATATCCATTATGTAAAGTGCATCGAATCGGCGCTCGGTCGATTCGACAGCGTAGTCTGTAATAGATTCATGCCTGAGGCCTGGTGTTGCCAAAACTTTAATATCGACGTCTGATTTCTCTTCCATTACGTCGATTGCTTTTCTAAGAGCTGCTACTGTTGGTCCCTTAATGCCACCCTGGTTGCTCGAGTCATCCATTTCTCTTCTTACAGCATTATCTCTGAACTTTGCCTTGTCTTTATCAAAGACGTTAACACCATCGAAACCTCCCTGAAGTGGGAAAGTGAACTTGAGATACTTTCTAGAAGGAAGATGGGCAAAGTCTAATGCCGGATCAATAAGCCTGGAAGACTGGCCAGCGGTTCCAAAAATATCTGTCATTGTAGAGTTAGCTGTTCCGTCTCTACGATAGGCTGCAACTGCCCACTGTTGAGGATCAGGCTTGCTGCTAGTATCAGTTATTACTTCGATTCTTTCTAGCGAGAACAGGTTATTGTTAAATCTATCAGCATCAAGAACGGCGCCGCCAATATCTGTTACCCCTTCATTATCTCCGGCCCAAACGTTCTGATCTGATTCAAGATGGTGTGGGAGATATCTTACAAAGCTTCTGATCGACTCATCTAAGACTTCGAGGGCATTTGGTTCTGATAGGTTCTTTTTCTTTTCAAACTGGATTCCCCACGTAAGACTTGCATCTGCTTCGATTCTTTTTCCAGATCCTCGTGAAATATTGTCTCTCATAGGAATTGGGAACTGTACTACGTTTTGGAAAGAACCAGAGAATGAGTTCATCGCTAAACGAAGATGATGGTCATCTGGGTCAATCGATCCTCGGCTTACGTGGTTTTGACGAGCTGATTCTCCGCTTCCAGAAAGTGTTCCTGACAATACTGATCCGAGGCCACCGGTGTCGCCTGCGGCGCCTGATGTCACCATGTGGTATAGGCCTCGAAAGCCTACTGGAAGTGCTGAATCGTCTATGGCACTTTCGTCTAGAGCTTCTGATGTTTCAACTCTAATATATTGTGACATATTAGGATATATTCCATCGATGACCAGCTTTTGGGCGCCTGCCTTCTTATCGAAGTCATAAAAAGTATGTGTGTCACCAATGGCTCTAGCAATGTACCTATCACTAGATGGGTCTAAATCGATTCTATTGTACTTTTCTAGAACTTCTGGCTTTACATCAGAATCATCAAACCTACGTACAACTAGATCAAACGATCCAAACTTTCTATTCTCATTCGTTGAACCAATAATGTTCTCGATTGTAATTTTAAACGTGTCAGATCCAGCTTGTCCGTCATCAAGAGCATGTATCCTAAACAAATTCTTATTTTGGCCGCCGAACTGCTGTGATACTACAAAGGGCGAGAAAGCTGTTCTGAATCTATCTTCGAAGCCTTCGAGGTTGATATTACCTAGAACTGTAGAAGATGACTCAGAAGAATCATTTCTTGACCCTGAGGATGGTAGGAGAAAAGCTGTTGCATATTTCTTGCCTGCTGATCCGTCGTCTTGACCGGAGCCCCTGAAGTCATCCCAGTATGTCGCACCTGATCCTGTTGGAACTGCAAAAGATTTGTGTATCTGATAGTCTTGGTATAGATAATGTCCGGCTTCTTCGATCTTTGTAGGATCGGTATTGAACATATTCCTAAAGTTATTTGGAGCATCTTGCTCAAATGATGCAGTGATCACGTTAAGGTATCCATCAGAAACCTTGTGACCGTTTAAGAGCATTACAAACTCTTGTTTATCACCAGAACCTGTTATGATATCGCCTACGGCACAGCCTCTTTCAATACCTTCCTGCTGGTTGGCAACGCCAGGCGTTCCTTGAGCTAAGGCACCTTTCGAGCTGAGCGCAGTTATAGATGTATTGAGAGTTGGCACGACCCCAGATGGGAACATTAAAATTCCTCTTACAATTGGCTGTGCTGTGACGTCATGGCCGGCAGTAAAAGAATCCCCAACGGCGATATCATCGGCAGACATATTCCCGTCTGCGCCATTCTTGGCTATAGTAATGGTTGTATTGCCTGCTTCTCCGCCTGTGTTCTGTGTTATTGTTATAACATTGGTGTCGACAGCGGTTGCAGTAAAATCGTCATGGAGGCTGATGGCAGCGGCGATAGCGAGGGCTTGAGCTTTGTTGCCGGCGGTATCACCAGAGAGGGTGTTTCCGGCAGCAAACGTTCCATCCGTGGAAGCACCAGACGTTGTGGTCATGGCATTGTCACTAGCATGACCGGTAATTGTGACTGTATCACCACCAGCTGTAACAAACGATATTTGGGCGTTGTTTGTGATCTCGCCGGCATTGAGGATTGTTACTGATGCTGTTGCTCGGAGGGTTCCTTTTTGTATTCCTGCATCACTAAGAAATGAGCTGCCAGCAGATTCTGACATGAAACACCCGAGTACAAAAGATCTTCCTAGCTGCCCTGGGCCTGTGGTTGAATGTGCATATGGGTTTGTTCCAAAGTTTCCGTTGGCCTGGACCTGCTGTGACCCCACGACAAAACCTGCACTGGCGACTTTTCCTGATGTTGCACGTGCCTCAGCATTGCCTATGCCTAAGACTCTTACATACGTTCCGGCTTGGGCATTCCTCAACCACTCATGCATTGCAAGAGGCCCAAAGGCCTCTCCGTCTGTATTACCGAATTTTGATACAAAGTCTTGGAAGGTCGCGACTGTGACTGGCACAAAAGCTGGGCCTCGACGGGCAGTACCAATTACACCAGCGGGAATACCTGCTGGTTTTCTTTTTGATGGCTGGCTGAGATCTATTTCTCTAGTGCTAACAGCCGGGCTTAAAAATGTTTTCTGTGCCATTGAATTATATCCCGAAAATTAATATACAGCATGGACTGGAGCATTAAATCTCAGCACCTGCATTTGTTACAACGAAGTCTAGACTGATAAATTCTACTGCACGTGTAGGTTGCAAGTAGATCTTGCCTCGGATGGTGTTATTTTCGACATCTGCCTGTGTTGTGGTTGTTGTATCAATCTGGACCTTAAATCTTTCTAGACCTTGCAGCGCCTGAATTCTTGCGAGAATTGGGGTCACAGCATTTGAGAATTTAGTAAGTGTATCTGCTCTGTTTGGTTCGAATAGAAGAGTATTTGCGACGACCCTTACCTTTCTTCTTACTTCGATTAGAAGACGCCTAACGTTGACTCTATCTAGAGAGCTCTTGTTCGCCAAAAGGGTCTTTTGTCCGAAGACCACAACCTCAGGAGTGTGTCCAAAAGAAGCAAGTGGGTTGATATCTACTTCATACAATTCGTCAAGGTTTGCTTGATTTAGCTTCACTTGTGATTCTATAACTGACATCAGAGCGCCGCGGGTAAATCCTGCAGGTGCATACCAAGGATGTGCCACAGAGTCATTATAACTTAAAGCTCCTATAACAGCAACTGAAGGCGGACACTGGACATTCGTCTTTGTAGAAGGATCAGTTATTACCACGTCGGGAAAGTAAGCTGCTCCGAATGATGAGTCCATGTTTCTA